ACAACATTTGTCAAACTTGTGATTCCTGATGAGTCTTCAAAAACATCAAAACTTGCAGAATTACTATTTTGTTTTGCCAAATTTTGATTTGCAAAAACTCTTAATCCTAATCTTGCTATATCTACTTTAACATCAGGGTCGCCACCTAATCCACTTGGTAATTCTGTGACACTTGTTAATGCGTTGTTATTTAATTTAATTATAGCCATATTAATATTGTAACGAAATCCCCCTAATTCTTGCTTCCTTAACTCCTAGTGATTGGTTAGCAAATTCTATTTTGTACTTCAACTGAGTCCCTGAAGTGACCGAAAGGTCATTGACTTTTGCCATTTTAATACCTGTAGCAAAGTCAGGTAAAGCTGTAAGTGTAGCTGTTGAATAGTTTGAACCATTGTCTGCTGAAAGTTTTAAAATTATATCTGTGTTTAATGTGTTAGTTCCAGCATTGTCTTGATAAGTTATTACTGCTCCCATTGATGAAGTTGATGCACTTGCAGTTATTGCCGTGCTTTCAACTGAACCTGACGCATTGGCTGTTGAAGAAACTTTAAATGAAAAATCATCATTAGTTCTTGAACCATTAACATAAGAAGTTTGAAAATTTCTTGAAGTATTATTTGCATCTCCAAAAACTATAAATACTCTTCCTGTTTGAGAAACATTAGAAATTGTTGCTTTACCATTGTTAACTAAATTTAATGAACCATCATAAGGTTGAGTTACAATAGTTTGTGCTGATTTGTCATACACTACTTTAAATCCAGCCCAAGCATTACCATCATTGTAATATCCAGCTGTTCCAAATGTAGTTCCACCTGAGTCAAAACTTTGATCTCCTGTACCTGTACTCGTTTGATATGTTTGAAATTTACCTGAGTTAGATAAATTTGAAGTTCCTAATGATGATCTTGCAGACGAAGTTAAAAATGTGTCATCTTGGAATTGACTTGCATTAGAACCATAAGCTGTTGAGGCTGTTGAGGCTGTAAAAATATCAGGGTCTGAACCAGCAGTTAAAGAAGTGTCTGTGCTTATAATAATCGCTATATGGTTATATTGTTGAGTTGATATTGACCCATTTTGACTTGAAGCACCGATAAACATATTACATTGAAAATCTCCAGCAAGATCAAAAAGTTCATTTATAATAATACCTTCATAATTACCTGAAGTCGTGCTTGATGAGTTTGCAGTATTTTCTCCACCTGTCCAAGATGCAGTTTGTAATGCACCTGTGTAATCACTTGTTCTATGAAATGATGGAATGAACTGTGTTTTTAATTCATAAACAGATGCTAAATACTCATCTACATTTGAAACATTAGTCAAATTTGTAATTTTTGAACTATCTTGAAATACATCAAAAGATGCAGAGGCAGTATTAGACGCATTAAGGTTTTCTTGTGTGTGTACTCTCAATCCTAAAGTAGATAAATCATTTACAATTTTGTTATCATCAAAAGATGTTGCGTGTTGTGATACACTGGATGCCGAAATTCGTGAATCGCCAAAAGTTCCTGATGTAATTTTTGATGCTGGTAAATCAGGAACATCATTTGCAGTTATTGGTGCTGGTGCTACTGCTCGACCTATAAATCCCATAATAAATCCTATGTTATTTCTAAAATACTTAATGTTGCGTCTATCTTACTTGCAACTGAACAATCAATTTTAATTATATCAGTTGTTTGTAATACATACTTTCCACCTGATAAAACTTCTAACGAACTTCCTGCTGGAATAGAAACATCTTTTACTACAAAAACCTCTTGGTTAGTTTCTGTATCTGATGTGTTTGAATCTATTTTTACTGAAGCTGTTACTGATGTTGAGTGAACATTACAAAGTGTAAGTCCAATAACAACACAAGTAGTTGATGATGGGCAAGTGTATAATGTTAATGGTGTTCCAGCCGAACTTGGCATCGCATCATTAGTTTTTACCTTAAAAGTATTTGCCATTTATTCTCCTTATCCTAGTGCTATTGCTAGTGGCAAAGCATTAGGGTCTGTTTCAGATATTGTACCTGTTACAGACATATTGCTCGTTACTGCATTAGTCGTTGTATTTATTTGAAATAACTCTACATCATCAGAGCCATCAAATATTTTTACTTTAAGCACATTTGTTGTTGCATCATCCACAAAAATACTTCCAGCAACAGCAGATGATGGTCTTGAATTGCCTTTATGTGTTGAGTTTAATGCTTCAATAATATTATTTAATTCTGTTCTAAAAGAAGCAAAACCCTGATTATCTAATACTACATCTGAAACTTGTGCCATAATTAATCCTTATATTTAAAAAACTCTAAGATTTCAAGCCAAAACCCTGTGCTTGATAATCAAATGTTCGGCTTATACCTGTATTACTACTATTAAAAAATTGTATTGTAAAACCATTTTTAGTTTTAGCTGATATTGTGAAAAAGTCTCCAACAGCCATTCCTTGACCAGCAACCGATATACTTGGAATTGCAAAAAATGAATTATTAAATGTTACTGCCTGACCTGATGCAGAAGCAACAATATCTTCTCCTGTATCTGTTCTTTTTTCAAAATTAACACTAAATTGAAGATCGTGTACTTTTGATCTTACCTTTGCATTTTCACAAGTTAATTTACATCTAAATTTAAAAAATCTACCTTTAATTGTTGTTTGCTGTGCTATTTTTTGAAAGCTTGTTATAGAATTAATATCAGTATCGTGTGAACCTACTTGTATTTCTGCTCCAGCCTGTACTTCAGGAGAACCATCAAAAGGTGCTTTTGCATCTTCAAATAATGTTGCTCCTCTACCTGAATCAAATAAATCATATTCATCTTCTGAACTCATACCTACTTTTGCACCTAGAGTTACATCGTAAATAGCATCTAAACTAAGTGTGTTTGCAAATGTATAAAATCCTGATGACTCAATATTCCCATTAAAATTAGTAGGATTTGTTGATTGATTTGTACCACCTAAATCAAATAAACCTTCTGCTGATTCTATATTTCCAACACCATCGTCAAAGTTTGTAATTGTGTCTAAAATAAGAACTTTCCTGTTTGCATTATCTGTTGATATTGCAACATTACTATCTCTTGTACCTAAAAAATTTGCCATAATTACTCACTAAATGTTTGTGTTTGAACAAAGTTATTTAACCCTGATATTTGTGTTGCTACAACAGATGCGTTTGCACTTGCGTTTCCAAGCTTATCTACTGCTTTAATTAAAAAAGACCCTGTAATTGCATTGATTGTAGCTGTATTAGATTTTCTTCTTACAACCTTTGTTAATGGTGTGCTTTCATTCCAAGTAGCACCACTCGTAACATTTTGGTATCTTATCTCATACCAAGAAATATCTAAGTCTGATACAGGAGTCCAAGATAACTCCATTTGATTTGAACCTACTAAAGATACAGATAAATCGTCAATATCTGCTGGTGTATCAGTTGCACCTATAATTTTTCTTGATGCTGAGATAAAACTAGAAGATACATTGAAAGTATTGATTGCTTTTACTCTCACATCATAAGTAGCATCATCTATTACATTTAAAAATTCATGTTTTAGCTGTGAACCACTTGATATTATTTTAAAATTACTTTCATCGCTTTTTTTAGCTTCTACTTGATAGTATTGAACAAATTGGTCTGTACTAGCAGTAATATCTATATTTAATCTTGTGATAACAATACCATCAGCATACTCAATCATCTCATCCGACAATGTAATAGAAGCTGGTGGCTGTATAGTAAATGGGCTTGGTAAAGTAGTTGTAGGTGTGCTTGATACTTGTTGTTTTGTTGCCCAAGTATAATGTGATGCTTGATATTCTACTAATTGTAAATTGATTGTATAATCTTCATTAAATGTCATTGATAAAACTCTAAATGCTTTATTAGAAAAGCCAAGCGATGACAAACTTACATTAACAATATCTCCAATGTGTAATTCATAAGCTTTAAATCCACAATTTATCGTCAATCCTAAAGACTCTCTTGATCTTCTAAGAATAATCTCAGCCATTTCTTCAGCTTGATATGTTGATGTAATAGTTCTAAAATCAAATCTACCCTCTAATAAAAAACCACCATCTGCTGTTTTCATAGTTGCGTGTTGATCTGCACTTGCTAATCCTGAGTCATCTATTGGTGGAAACTGAACTTCATCTACTTGATAATTTCTGTCAGGATTTACATAAGAAACAATAACTCTATTATATTTAGAATTTTTTGTTGGAGATGCTAAAGCATAACCACCAATAATATCATCCTCTGTTAATGATACTGAAGCTGAACCTATTGTCTCAATAACTAATTTATATTTGCCTTGAACATAAGGCAGATAACCTCTCATGCCTTTTATTATATCTCTTACATTGTCTAATACTTTTTTTGAAGTATCTACAACTGCATTACAATCAAATATATTTATATCACTTGCACTTGAAAAGGGTGTAACCTGAGTAACACAAACCTGTGAAGCATCATAAAAACTTTGTAAATCTAAATTAGCTGTTGCTATTCCTTTGCCATATCTTTCGTTTCTTAAATAATCTAATAAACAAAAAGCTGGGTTTGTAGAAAAAGATGCAGTTTGCTCTGATAGGTTTGATGCTAATGTAACAACCTTTTTACCTTTTACTTTTGCTTGAACAACAGGTATTCCACCAAATACATCTTGATTCCATTTAAACCTTAAAGCTAAATAACAAATACCTCTTAATCTATGATTACTTCCCCATGATGATAAAGGTGTTAAGACACTAGATGCCACTTGGTCATCTTTACCCATAAAAGCTTGTACTTGTATATGGCTTGTTGAATCTTTAAAAAAATTACTATCACTACTCGCTACTTCTCTTGTAGTGCCATGAGTCAATGCTCCATCAAATGTAACCACTTTATCATCAACTCTTATTTCTTCTATTGAATTAACTTCTCCCTCACATAAAACAAGAGCAACATATAAATAAGTGTTGTCTGTTCCTGAAGTTTCTATAAATACTCTCGTTCCACCAATTAGTCTTTCTCCATATACAACAGGAATACAAGCATTGTTTGATTGTTTGTTTAGTAATATTCCTCTTTCAGTTTCTTCAAAATCATTTGTACCAAAGTCAGGTACATCAGGTTTTAGTGATCTTGAAAATAACCAACCGATAGCAAAAACACCTAAAGCTACATAAGGGTTAAATTTACCTTGAAACAAACTAAATGCTTGTGTAACAAGACCTGTACCTTTTTCAATTACTTTATCTACTGCACCACCCATTACTTATGAAAATCCCTTTTGTATTTTTTTGAGACTCTATATACTTGGTCTTGTTTATTTAA